GGCAGGTAGATTACCCTCAAGTGGAGCAATTTCTATTACTGACATAAATGCAAATATAGGAATGTCAACAACAAGAACAACTACCATGAATGAAAATCATGTTAGAGCATTTTGTGGCAATAGAACTGATAGTAGCCAAACTTCATTAGGAGATGCTAGGGGTAGAGGAGTTACTTTTACAGGCACATTATCTCGTTCAGGTTACTCAAGTAGCGTTACTGTTCCAACTGTAGCTTTAAGTACATACTTTGATACAGCACAACTTACTACAGGATTCCCTCTTTACACTACAATGAATGTTGATGTGCCACCTACATGGTGGGCATCTATTAACAACCCTAGAAACATGACCTCTACATTGGGAACTGCTAGTTCAAGGACAGGTGGTGGTACAGGTGGCTCTAAAAACTTTTACTCTGTTCAAAATTATGTTCCTAGCAGTCAATCTATTACAGGTAGTGGTTACTATAGTGGCAAAAGTACAAGTAACAGAAATGGGCAAGTAACATTACAATACATTAGTTTAATTGCAACAGGTACAGGAAGTGGCTCTTAAATAGGGATTAATAAATGACAACAAAAAGATTACAATTTACAGACTGGTTACCAGACCAACCAGCAAACGCAGGTAGTTTAAATGATGCTAAAAATGTATATCCTTTAGGCATTGGTTATGGTGCTTTTCCTAGTGCAGAAGATTTTTCTAACGCTGCCAGTGAAGATATTAACAATATATTTGTAGCTAAATTTGGAGCTAATGTAGAAGTATTTGCAGGTGGTGCTACAAAGTTATTTAAATTAGATATTGCAACTCTTAACTTAAATGATGTATCTAAATCAGGTGGGTATGGTGGTAATGGCACATGGAGATTTGAGCAATTTGGCAATGTAGTTTTAGCTTCTAATGACAATTCTAAAATACAAGCATGGACAATAGGTGTTTCTTCTGCATTTGCAGATGTAGCAGCAACAGCTCCTGTAGCTAAAGATATTGCTGTTGTTCGTGATTTTATTTTTGCAGGAAATCTTGCAGCAGGTTCTAATCCTGATAAAGTGCAATGGTCAGATATTAATGATGAAACAGATTGGACTTCTGGAGCTACAAGTCAAAGTGACTTTCAAATTATTCCTGATGGTGGTAATGTTCAAGCTATTACAGGTGGTGAATTTGGTGTTGTATTATTAGAAAAATCGGTGATTCGTTGCTCCTATGTTGGTAGCCCACTTTTCTGGCAATTTGATACCATTTCTAGTGGACTAGGTTGTTTAGAGGGTAACTCTGTTGCTAGGTATGGAAACATTACTTTCTTTTTGTCAGATGATGGTTGGTATTCTACAGATGGGCAAACAGTAACAAACATAGGATTAGAAAAAGTAGATAGATTTTTCTTTGATAATGCTGACTTAACAAAAATAGATACAATTAGTGCAGCAGTTGACCCAGTTAAAAATCTTGTAGTATGGAATTACGCAGATGTAGATGGCAACAGAAAAATACTTATTTACAACTGGCAGTTAGGAAAATGGTCAAGAGCTGAAACCACATCAGATGTTGTAGGTACTATTGCTACTTTAGGAGAGACATTAGAAACTTTAGTAAGTAGTTTAGGTTATACAGATATAGATGAGATGAGAGCATCATTAGATTCAAGATTGTTTATAGGTGGTAAATTTTTATTTGCAGGTGCTAAAGGTAACAAAATAATAACTTTTACAGGAACATCTATAACACCACAACTTATTACAACGGATGTTGAAATTGGCTATAACTCTGTAGCTACACTAGCTAGACCACAAATAGACAATGGCACAGCACAGGTTGCCGTAGCTAGTCGTAGAGAGTTAGATGATACTATTGGATTTAGCTCATTTGTTCCTGCTACAACAGAGGGTAGGTGTAGCTTAAGGAGTGCAGGTAGGTATCATAGATTTAATGTGCAGCCTACAGGTAACTGGACAACAGCTATGGCAGTAGATGTAGATATAAAACCACAAGGCAATAGATAATGATAAATTCTGGACAAAATGCCACACCTGAAGATAGAGCTTCTTTAGCTAAAATATTACAAGGGTTTCAACAAAACAACACTAACAATTGGTTTTTTAATGCGATAAAAAATGCACAGCCTATAAATGATGGGTTACCTCACGCTACACAAAGGACTGATGCACTAAATAAAAAATCTGGTTTATACACAATGAACTTAATAGGCTCAAGTTTGCTTGGTTATCCACAAACAGGTATATTTAACTCACCTAATCCAAGAAGCCAAGAAGATATTAAAGCTAGTTTAATGTCAAAAAAAGTAAAAGGATTATTAGGATAATGCCTAGAATGTATCGTACACTTCCCTATCAAGGTGGTGACCCTAGATTAGTATCTGAAGTAGTTAATAACGCTATGAATGGCAAGACCAACAATAGTGGTACTGTTATTTTAAATTCATCTGGAACAGAAACTACAGTTAATAATGAAAGAGCAGGTTTTGATTCAATTATTGTGTTTTCACCTAGAAGCCAAAATGCAGCAGGAGAGACAGACCACATTTATATCAAAACAAAAGCCAAAGGCAGTTTTGTAATAGGTCATAGAAATCATGGACATAGTGATGTAGAATTGGATTATATCATTGTTGGATAAATTTTATGAAACTCTATGTAGTGCCTACGAATCAAGTGCAAAGATTTTGGTATCTTGCAGAACCTTTATTACAAAAAGCATTAGACAAAGGTAACAACGAATTTACAGCAGGTCAGTTAAAACTGCTAGTTACACAAGGTCAGCAACAATTACTATTAGTAATGAAAGAAGATAAGTGTTATGTAGCACTTACTGTTCAATGGATTAACTATCCTAACGACAGGGTGGCTTATATAACTTATATAGGTGGTAAAAACACCAAAGCAGGGTTTGAGCAATTTAAACAGTGGGTCAAACATAATGGTGGAACTGCAATACAGGGGTCTACTAAATTTGAGAGTATAGCTAGATTATGGAACAGGCTATATGGTTACGAAAAAAAATATCAATTAATGGAGTTGAAACTAGAATGATTAAGTTAAAAATATGGTTATATAACTGGTTAGCAAAAGATTTAGGCAAACTAGGTAGAGAGGGAGATACTGAACTTGCTCATATTAATACATGGGAAGCTAATCTTTTAAAAGCACATGGTGGTTCAGGCACAATTAATCCTGTGACTGGGTTGCGTGAATATAAAGGTGGGGGTGGTGGACAAACACAAAACACTACACAAAATATTGACCCTGCTATCTTGCCATACATAACTTATGGTTTAGATGAAGCAAAAGGTTTGTATCAAGATGCTTCCCCAGAATATTACCCAGATGCAACTTATGTTCCAGCATCTGCAACTACAACAGAAGCATTAGGTTTAGCAGGTGATAGAGCAAGAACTGGTAGTCCATTAGTACCAGCAGCTCAAGCACAACAGTTAAGCACAATTAGTGGAGACAGACTATCAGCAGGTAATCCATATTTTTCTGCAATGATGGCAAGTGCAGCAACTCCTGCTGTAAATGAATTTAATAAAGCTATTAGAGATATTGGTAGCAGAACAGCAGCATCAGGTAGATATGGTTCAGGTGCTATGGGCGAAATGGAATCACAAGCAACAGAAAACCTAGCAAACTCTTTAACTAACAGAGCAGCAGAATTAGCTTACAGTAACTTTGGTGCAGAAAGAGCAAGACAAGATGCTGCAATAGCACAAGCACCACAAATGGCTATGGCAGATTATTCAGACATAAATCAATTGGCTAAAATTGGTCAAACACAAGAGCAGTATGCTAAAGATGCTTTAAATGCAGATATTGATAGATTTGAGTTTGAGCAAAATAAACCTTACAACAAATTATCTTCTTATTTATCGGCTGCATATGGTGCACCAGCTCCAGTTAATACAACTACAACTTCATCAGGTGGGGGTAAATAATGGGTGCTCCAGTATTAGTAGGAATGGGAATGGGTGCATTAACTTCTTTAGCTATGGGTAAAGACCCACTAATGGGAGCAGCAGTTGGTGGTGCAAGTGGTGGTATGTTTGGTGGTGCAGAAGGATTTGGCTCTGGATTTGGGTTTGATTTGGGAAGTAATGTAGCAGCAAATACAGCTTCAACAGGTATAGCAAATGCAGGTACAGCATTAGGTCAAGGTGGTATGAATACAGTAGCAGGACAAGGTTTATTAGGAGCAACACCTACATTTGCATCAGTCGGAGTGCCACAATTTGGAAGTGTAGTAACTCCAGAAAACACATCTAACTTATTAATGGACTCTGCTTACAATAATCAAATATCGCCAACAGATGTTTACACAGGTGATTTAAGTATGATGACTGCTGACAATTTAGGTTCTACACAAACAATTGGTTTAGACAATCCTGATTTATTTACAAATGGTGGTTATGACCCTACCTTAACTCCAGACCAATTAAACTATCAACCTAACTTTACACCAATAGCAGGAACAAACGAAGGTGGTGGTGGATATGAATATGGATTGCTAGACAATTTTAAAGTATCTGATTATGCACCATCAAACGCAGTTATGAATGAAATGGCAATGGGTATGGGAATAAATGCTTTAACACCAGAACAAAGAAAAAGACTAGAAATACAACAAGCTAATGTAATGAGAGGTAATTTGCCACAAGGCAATCAAGGCATTGGTGGAAATTATATATCAAGAGCAACATAGGGGAAAACAATGGCAAACGGATTATTTGATTACTTTGGAAACATGAACATTTTTGGAGCTGCTCCAGGTGGACAAGTACAAAGTTTATTAGACAACAAACTTATTACAAAAGAAGCAGTAGAAAGAGCTAACAAACAATCTATTGGTTCAGGTCTTATTACTGGTCTTGCTAGTTATCTTGCACAACCTAAAAATCAAGGATATGGAGATTCAACACCCTATCTTGCTAAAGCATTTTTAAATGCTAATCAAGCAGCTCAAGTGCCATTTACAAACTTACCAAACCAATACGCAATGGACACACAAATTGCAGAAGATAAATTAAATTTAGAAAATCAAAAAAGAACTAAAGAATTAGAAAATCAATTATTAAATGACCCTAGAGTTAAAGACAATGCTATATTAAGAGCTGCTGTTTTCTCTAACCCAGAAAAAGTATTTGAAATTCTAAACAAACCAAAACCAGTTGCAGAATTTAAAGCGTTTTCACAACAAGATGATTTGTATAAAATAAACCCAGATGGCACTGAAGATTTAGTAAGAAAAGGGATAACAAAGCCAACTACTAAAACATCTTATACAAATACACCTACAGAATTATTTGTTGATGGACAAGTAGTTAATGCTATGTTGCCAACAGCAGAAGGATTCAAGCAAGGATTAAAACCAATTGATGTATCTACAGGAGCTCCAATTGTATCTAATTACACAGTAAAACCAAAACCACTTACAGACTCTCAAGGTGAAAACAAACAACATTCAACAAAAATGGGAGCTTCAAACGCTATATTTTCTAATCAACTTGAAAACGAAGATGGAACATTAAACTACGACCCACAAAAGGTAAATATGCAAGAAGTAGTTTCAAATTATTATTTAATAGGAGATGCTAGTGCAGCACTATTAAATAAATATAATTTATCACCACAAGATAGACAAGCATCACAAGCTAAAAAAATATTTATTAACTCAATACTTCGTAAAGAATCTGGAGCAGCAATTGCTCAAAGTGAATTTGATAATGCAGATAGACAATATTTCCCACAATTCGGAGATGATGCACAAACAATAATAAATAAAAGAAAAACAAGAGATTTGGTTACAAAAACTATGGCTGCTGCTGTAATGGGCGACCAAAAAGCTGAACAAGAAATTCAAGAAATAATTGCTGATTTAAGTATGTATAAACCATCAAAAAGAAAAAAAAGAACACAAGATGAACAAGATTTGTTAGATAAATATTTAGGGTAAATATGACAGATAAAGAACAAATAATGGAAGCTCTAAAAAAAGCTGATGCATTGGGAAATGTTGAAGATGCTAAAAAACTTGCAAGAATGTATAAAGAGGCAGATGATGTGGTTGAACAAAAACCAAAAAGGTCTGTTCCTGATGAATTAGCTAGGCAAGTAGGTTTAACAGGAAGATATGCTTTAGAGGGTGGTGGCTCAATACTAGACTTATTAGCAACACCAGTTAGGGGTGGTATTAATATGGTTTCTGAAGCTGTTGGCTCTGACTACAGAATACCTGAAATGTCTATTGGTAAAAAACTATCTGATATGGCAGGATTGCCTAATCCAGAAACACCAACAGAAAGAATAGTTGGTGAAGGCACTAAATTTTTAACCTCTGTAATGACTCCAGCAGGTGCTTTAAAATATGCAATGCCAAGCTCAACAACAGGACAAGCTACTAAAAAACTATTAACTGAATCTATTGGTAAACAAGGTGTAGCTGCATCAAGTTCAGGGGCAGCAATGCAAGGTGTAGAAGAAATGGGTGGTGGTACTGGAGCACAATTAGCTGTAGGTTTACCTACTGCATTAATAGCACCTAAAACATTTGAAAAAACAGTTGTTAAACCTGTATCAAATTTGTATAAACAATTTACTACAGCAAAACAATCTGTTAATCAAAGCCAAGCTACAAACAATGTACTTGATAGTGTGCTTACAAATAACAATATTAAATTAGCTGATTTGTCTGACGATGTAATTGTACAAGTTAAAAGAGACATAGATGAAGCAATAAAAGTAAATCCAAATATTTCATCAGAAGCGTTAAAAAGATTAATTGATTATAGAGTTACAGGTGCTACACCAAAACAAGGCACTATAACTTTAGACCCTGCTAAAATTACTAAAGAAAAAAATACAGCAAAAGCAGGTGCTAACAGTGATGACCCTAACGCACAAAGACTAGCACAAATTGAAAATGAAAATAATCAAATATTACTTAAAAATTTAGATGAAATGGGTGCTAATCAGTCATTAGAACCTCAAACTATGGGTAGAGTTTTATTCCAACAATTAGATGATTTTAATAACAATCAAAATAAAGTAATAAGTAATTTATATAATAAAGTTAGAGACACTAATGGATTAGCAGCTAAATACAATGATAAAGCATTTATTAAAAATGTTGATGAGTCTTTTAGTGGAAACGAAAAAGAGTATTTAGATTTTTTACCTAGTATTTTTAAAAACAAATTAGATAGAATTAGAAATGGTGAAACTGTTTTAGATGTATCACAAGTCGCAACTTTAAAAACACAAGTAGCAACAGCATCAAGAAGTGAAGCTGATGGTAATGTTAGACAAGCATTAAAAATATTAAGAAATGAGCTAGAAAATGCAAAATTATTACCTAATCAAAAATTAGGTAAACAAGCACTAAATGCAGAAAAAGAAGCAAGAAAGTACACATACCAATATAAAAAACTTATTGAAAGTGTCCCTGCATTAAAAGCAATACAAAAAGGAAATGTAAACACTGATACTTTTTTTGATAAATACATTGTAAGAAGTACAGCAGATGATTTAGAAAAAACTTTTGCAGTATTAGACCCTACATTTAAACAAGTCATAAAACAAAATGTAATTGCATATTTAAAATCAAAAGCAACTGGTGGTAGACCAAACGAATTAGCAAATTTAAGTGGGTCAACACTACAGAAAGAATTAAGAAATTTGGGTAGTAAAAAACTTAATTTAATATTTACAAAAGAAGAAATAGCTAAATTAAAATCTATTGGTAATGTAGCAAGTTATGAACAAGTAATACCAAAAGGAGCTGCTGTTAATACATCAAACACAGCTTCAGCGTTAGCTAGTTTAGCTGAAAGATTAGGACAATCAGCTATAGTTAATAGAATCCCATTTGGAAATGCTATAGTAGGAGCTCCTGCTAGAAATATTGCAGCAAGTAAAAATTCTTTAGAAGCATTAAATATACCCTCTGCAATGCAAGGAGCTACTCCAAATAGAGTTAGAACAAGAGATTTATTATCACCTTATACATCTAGTATGTATGGTTTATTAGATGATGATAAAGATTACACTACAATAGATATTGTTGGGGGTGGAAGATAATGCCTGATATTAACCCACAAGAATTTGGAAGAATGAAAGAGCAGATAGAGCAATTACAAAAAACCCAAGATGAACTTGCAAAAGATATGAAAGCAATGTTAGCACTAGCTAATCAAGGAAAGGGTGGGTTCTGGGCAGGTATGGCAATCGCTGCGTTTATATCCTCATTAGTTACTATACTGTTTAAACAATGGATAAACTAAAAAAAATATTATTTAAACCTATTGTTATTGGATTAGGTTTATTAGCCGTATTACCTGTTACACCTATTGCACTTTGTTTATTATATGGATGGATTGACTAATGATACAAGCACTATTACCTTTAATTGGAAATGTTATTGATAAAGTAGTTCCTGACAAGAACGCTAACGCAAAAGCAAAGAGAGAGATAGAGAAGTCTCTTACTGATAACGCTAACAAAATATTACTATCACAAACAGAAATAAATAAAGTAGAAGCAGCTCATCAAAATTTATTTGTTGCTGGGTGGCGACCTGCTATTGGATGGTCATGTGCATTAGGAGTCTTTTGGTTATTCATTGGTCATCCTTTGGCTACATGGATAGACCATTTAGATGGAACAGCACAAACATTACCAACCATAGATTCAGAGATATTACTTGAGCTTGTATTTGCTATGCTTGGAATTGCAGGATTAAGGACACTGGAAAAGATAAAAGGTCTAACTAAATGATAAAAGCATCACCTCATTTTACTATAGAAGAATTAACCTTTAGCGAAACAGCAACAAGAAAAGGTATAGACAATACACCATCTCAAGAAGTGTTAGATAATCTATTAATAACAGCATGGAGCATGGAAAATGTTAGAGAACTACTTAATAATAATCCTATACTTATTAGCAGTGGCTATCGTTGTTTGGAGCTTAATACACTACTCGGTTCTAAACCAACTTCGGCTCACATTAAAGGATTGGCTGTTGACTTTACTTGCCCAAAGTTCGGTGACCCTTATGATATTTTGGATGCTATTTTTAAGTCTGATATTCAGTATAATCAATTGTTGTGTGAATTTGATAAATGGTGTCATCTTTCTTTTCCAACGGATGGAGAAAGTGCAAAAAAACAAGCGTTAATTATTAACAAGAAAGGAACAATGATTTACTCACAATAATGCTTCTTAAACATAAAAGAGTTTTAAAAGCATTACTAACTATACTTGGTATTTGTTTGTTATTATTAACAAGCTACTTATTGGTAATATACATTATATGAAAATATTAGTTTTGGATATAGAAACAAGTCCACACACAGGGTTTCATTGGGGGTTATTTCAACAAAACATTAGCTTAAATCAACTTATAGAATCATCAACAGTTTTGTGTTGGGCAGCAAAATGGTTAGATAAAAAGAAAACATTTTTTTCTAGCGTGTATGACACAACACCAATTAAAATGATTAAAGAAATACATGAGTTAATTAATGAAGCTGATGCTGTTATTACTTATAATGGCAAAAGATTTGATATGCCAACACTTAACAAAGAATTTTTAATACACAAACTACCACCACCAAGTCCTTACAAAGATATAGACCTTTTAACAACGACTAGAAACAAATTTAAATTTGCTAGTAACAAACTTGATTACATTGCACAAGTTTTAGGTATTGGTATGAAAACTAGCCATGAAGGTATGCCATTATGGATTGAATGTATGGCAAAAAATCCTAAAGCATGGAAGTTAATGAAGAAATACAATATTAATGATGTAAAATTAACAGAAGAAGTTTATGAAAAATTAAAAGGTTGGATTAATGTGCATCCAAATCATAACCTAGAAACAAAAGAAATGTGTTGCCCAAATTGTAGAAGTTATAATTTACAAAAACGAGGAGTACAAATATCTCTAACGAACAAGTACCAAAGATTTCATTGTCAAGATTGTGGGAAGTGGTCAAAAGGCAAAAAACCCATAGAAAAAATACAATCAGAGTCGGCTATACCCATATAAGGAAAATAGAAATGGATGTACAACTAATAGCATTGCACATGGCAGATAAAACCATTGATGCAGTAGATGTTGTACAAGGCGAGTCAGAAATAATTATACATTTATCTGATGGTAG